GCGAATTACTGCTCCGTTGTTTAGCCATAGTTCTCTTTTACCACCTTTTTTGGGGTCAATGTATCGGGCTAACTCTTTGTGACTTGTCAAATCCTTGCGTATTTCAGCCAACCGTCGAACTGCTGTGTCTTGGCTGGCAGAAAACAACCAAATGTCCATAGGTTTGCCATTAAATTTTTGAAACAAACACATGTGTAGCAATTTTACACCAAGCGTCGTACTTTTTGAGTGACTTCTCGGAGCAATAATACAAACACGGTGAACATGCGCTTCCTTCCTGTCAGTGTAAATATCCATCCATTCTCCGATGTGGTTGCCCCAAGAGTAGCCAAGCCATCGGTAAAAATAGGAAACATCATTTCTTGCTCGTTCAAACGCTAATGCTTGTTTAATTCTTGACATTCGGCATCACATACATTCTAATCGGAAAAGTCCAATAAATATCTTTTTTTATGTTCATAATTTCACCACGGTCGCAAAGTGCGTAAGCCACAATACGGACAGATTCTCGTAAAAGCCTTTGCTTGAGAAAGGTACTTACTTTCCCAACCGCAAGCCGTACAAACAACATGTTCACGCTTCATCTCTTACCACCCTTAAGCAACCGCAGTACACCATTTTTTTTGTTTCCTTACACCACTTTTTGTGAGAAGTATAACGGGAATAACATTTATGACCACACTTTTGACATTCTCTTAATTTTTTGATTTGTGGGTTTGTCAATGTTCACCCTCCACAGGAGCAAACAATGTACCAACAAGTCCTTTGTCTTTGTCAATAAAGTGTGCAGACAAACCAGCCATACTTGTTGTGTAGCCTTGTCGAGCATGATACCTGTCATGTCCAGCAAGCGAAGGAAGTTGTACAATTAAACAACCACCCTTTTCAACAACCTGTCGATGGTGTAGGTGACCGTGGAACCATGTGTGGTGTTGACATTCTCCCCACAGTTCTCGCTTTTCGTTGCTCATTAACTCAACAAGGTTCCTTGCACCGTCACCATGAATAAAACCAAGCAAGTTGTTGCCATACTGAACATACTGTCGAGTGGAAGGACTCACAATAACTTCACAGTCTTCGACATTTTCATAAGCCGCACTAAGGTACATCATTAACGCAATAGCACTCATGCGGTCGTGATTACCCGGCATAAACACTACCTCAACAGGAGCAACTTGTCTAAGCAGTTCAATATGCTCTCGTGCCATTTGGCAACCTGTCATTAGGATTTCAGCAGGGCTACCACACATGTCTTGCGGTGTACCTTTTGTTGTTGTGCCAGCATCAGTATCAACATGAAACCAATCGCTACCGGTAGCCAAAATAATCTTTTCCGGTCGAGAAGGAAGGCGGCAAATTAATTCTTGCGTCTTTTCCATCAAACGCTTTCTTGCCTCATCAAAATTGTAGGTTTCTCCAACTTCGTCAACCCACCCGTATTTACCCCAATGGAAGTCAGTAGGACTAATAACAAGCGCATACTCAAGAGAATCTTCAACCATAGCCATTAGAGGTGTGGTTTTTGGTGCTTCGGAAACAATTTGTCGGAACTCGTTAAGTATTTTTTCCTCAAACATATTGTACTTTTCTGCTGATTCTTCAATAGACTTCCACTTGGCTCGCTCAAATTTCTTGTGCAGTTGGTGTTTTCGCCTTGTCACCAAATCATCAACAAGCATATCCACATCTTTTGTGGTAATTTCTTCATCGGTGTATGGCGACATATCATGCGTCCATCCATGCCGTCGTCGGTATTCATCAAACCACGCACGAGGAATACCAAATTCCCTACAAATTTCATTCATAGATGCAGGTTTCCCTACCATGTTTGAGTATGCTTCTTTCATGGCCCTATGTTTGTCACCGTCAACACAAATCATTTGGTCTGCAACTCGCAAGAAAGTGTAGTATTCGTCTTTTGTCGAGTCATAGTGATAAGATTGCTTTACAGCCTCAAGTTCATTTTCAATAAAAGGCTCTTTTTCGGGTTTAGGTGCTGGCTTTTCATTATTTTTCCAACGGTAAATTGACATTTCCCAACCCTTAACTGATTTTTTAGGGTCAATCTTGTTTAACCTTCGGGCAAGACTAAGAACAGCCTCGCCTTCTTTAAATTGTTCAGCAATTAAATCGCTACCGTAGTTCGGAGAGGCTCGCATCAATATACTCCAAGAGGAAACCCTTTATGAACATTTATCTTTCTGTTGATTTAGCACCAACAAAAAGAATAAAACGATGTACTCAAAGACCAAACATAGTATTCTTTCATTTATTCATAGATGTTTTATGCCCCACTGATATTGCTTATTACTTCTTTTTCTTAAACGCCTTTGAAACAATAAAAGAATTAAGCAAAACCGATATATGTCGTTCGATTTAATTATTTTTGTAAAAAAAGAAACAATAAACAAAAATAAATCGCTACCTTCATAAATCATCCCACATCTCCCCCTAACATGGGTATCTTTGATAGGTTTCGACGCAACGCCGTCGCCGAAGAAAAAATCGTTCATCGGGTCGGTAGTAATGTACCACTGTCAGTTGCCGCAGGTTTGCCGGATATTTTTTCCGAAACAGAAAAGTTCCAAAAGGAATCGAACTTCCTTAACAAATTTGACTTGTACGACAACATGGTCAAGTTAGACCCCGAACTCAATGGTGCTGTACGCAGTGTGTCGCTCACTGCTAACAACTACCGCATTGACTACAAGAAGGCTAAGAATGGCTCAATACGCAACGCAATCATGGAAATGGTTGACCGTGTTGACTTTGACGACTTTCTTATCAACGCACTACGCAACCTACAAGTGTATGGCAACGACATTAACAAATTAGTTGGTCGTACCGGTGTAGGTATTACCAACATTCAAAGCCTTCCTATCCGACAGATTACTATTGTTGACAACCGTGGGGCAAACGGATTACCATTCACAGCCGACGAAAACAGTCCAATTATGACAAATGACTTTTACATCTTGCGAGAACAAGGCATTGACACTATGGTATTCCCTCGTAGCGAAATCGTACACTTCCGAACAGACTTCCGAAGCAATTGGTACGAAGACACAAAATTGCGTCAAACCTATGGTGTGTGGGGTCAATCCCGATTTTCTTCACTTGAGCAAGTAGTGCGTGTTAAGTACAACACAATGAACAACCGTATTGCTCTTGAAGATGTGCTAACCAAGCAATTCATTACAATTGATAAGTCGGCCATTGAACATATCCAAGACCCCGACGAGCAACAAGAAAGGCTTGGAATTATCATGGATGAAGTTATCAAATTGTTTGAAGGTTTGCGAGGCGACCAAATGCCAATCCTACCTTCCTATGTGACACTACACCATGTTGACCTCAAAAACACAATTCCCGACAACAGTGGTTTCCTTGATATGGTTGGTGCCAATGTAGCCGCCGTTCTTCATGTCCCTCGTGTCGCCGCAGGGCAAGAAAAGGGTTCAACCTTTGCCGCTACCTACAACGCAAATATGTGGGCTAATACGGCCATCTCTCGCCTTCAATCAATTGTTAAGCAAGGTATTATGGAATTATTCTCAAAACAATTAGAACTTAAAGGTATCAAGCATGAAATGAAAGATTTACCGGAGTTCCACTTTGAACCTATTGCAGAAGAGTCGCCTATGGACTCTATGAAAAGAGCCGTTCTTGGTTATGATGCAGGCATCCTAACACTTAATCAAACACTCGAAGTTATTGGTATGCAACCGGAATCGGCAGGTACCAATCGCAAAGAAGGGACTAAAGGAAAAACCGGCGAACTTCCAAGAACAAACCAACAAGAGGGGATGAAAGATGAGTAAAAAAAACCCAAATTCGTTTAACGACAAAATGGTACAGCGTACTGTAATACCGGCAATTTACCTATGGCTTCTCGCAAGCGGCGCAGTAGTAGGTATGGGTATTTGGAAACCCGATGTTGTTCTTGCTAACTTGGATGGTTTTATCGCTCTTATTGCTATTATTGGTGGTGTTGCAGGTCCGGCTATGAATACTGTTCTCCGTATGTGGGAATCCGAACAAACCATTGAAATTGATAACATTCCCCAAGAACTTAAGCACGAGCGTGACCGTGACTCCGAAGAACATGACCACAAGATGTTTTTGGAAAAGTCTGCACAAGACCATGTGCATGAAATCAAAAAGCACGATGCTGGAATGACAACAATTACCCCCATAAAACCTGTTGGAGAAGAAGAAAATAAAAAATGAGGGTACTATATGGAATGGGTAGTTGTTGGCACATTCCTATTGGTAGTTCTTGAAGTTCTTTTTTGGGTTTTTGTCGCAAAAGTTGCTTGGAAAAGATGGGGTAAAAATGATAGTTGAGTGTCTTGAGCGCAAAGAACTTGAGTTGATTTGGCCCAATTTACCATTCCCAAGCGAAAAGGGTTATCCTCAAATTTTTGATAACATGGATTATTGGGTACTCTTTGTTGATGATGAACCGGTAGCGTACACCGGCTCTTTGATTCTTGAAGAGTTCGCATTTGTTGGTAATACCTATGTCAAAAAGAAATACCGAAAAAATAAGTATCACCCATTTTTGTTAGAAGAAAGAAACAATAGTTATGTATTGCGTGATATACCGAAGGTCACAGTATTGAATCCCATAGAGCAAATAAAAATGGAATCACTTGTTAAGACCGTAATATCTCTTGGATATACCAAAGTGGAGTCATACTATGATGTTCAAAACATTATGTCACTGTCACTTTACGAAGACATTTTAAACGAAAGTCAACAGATTTGGCGAATGGATTAAAAGTCACTCCGCCTGTCGCAGTACCATGCCCGATGTTCAAGAAGGTGAGTCGAAAGACGATTACATGGACAGGTGTATGGGTGACAGCAAGACTGCTGACGAGTACCCAAATCCAGCACAGCGAGCGGCTGTGTGCAACTCTATGTATGAGGGTAAAGAAGCGTCTTACGATGATGATGAAGACGAAGAAACCGTTGAAGCCGCAGAATATCAAGGTAAAAAGGTGACACTCAACAAACCATTCCGTACACAAGGCGGACCTAAGAAATTTGCTGTTTATGTGCAGAACTCAAGTGGCAAAGTAGTCATTGTGCGTTTTGGCGACCCAAACATGGAAATCAAGCGTGACGACCCTAAGCGACGCAAGGCATTCCGTGACCGACACAGTTGCTCGGAAAAGAAAGACCGAACCACACCCGGTTATTGGTCTTGCCGACAATGGTCAACTAACAAAGTCGAAGCATCCTACGATGAACTATGGTCTTCTAATGAAGGCGAAGTCATTGAAGGCATCGAAGAAGTTATTGAGGCTTCCGAAGACAAACCATGTTGCGGAGGCTGTGCTGAACACGCAGAAGCCGCAGAACCAAAACCAAAAGAAAGCGAAACGCATGGTGAGTATATGTCCCGTTGCCAAGAGGCAGGGTACAGTAAAGAACAATGTATGGCCGCACACAAAGGTCACGAATTTGCAGAAGCATCAGCCTCTTGTCCTATTGGTGAAGAAATGGTTGCCGGTTCTTGTCAACCTGTAAATGTCACTATGGAAATTACTGTTGAGGAAATAGTTGCTAAAGTTGAAGCATCAACAGGCAAAAACATTCTTGAAATCAAAGGTGTTGCATTCCACGAAGGCTACAACAAAAACCGTT